TTTGATGTATAGTTGATTGTGTTATTGCCAGATATTAAAGTTCCGGTTTGCCCAAATCCAATAGTAGAATCGACAGAAATAACAGATGAACCAACAGAAACTGTTTCTAAAACACGTGTTTTGCCTGGAATCGTAAAGGTTCCTTCAATCAAATCCTTATCACTATACCCAACAAATAAAGAAATCTTATAATAAGACCGATCGTTTCTTGTAAATATTTCAACCTCAGAAACTGAAGCATTTGTGGAAGAATCGGTTGATTTAAATATTGTTTGTCCTACTAGTTTTGTTGGATCATCACCTGAAATAAGTTGACAAACAATCTCTTCTTTTCGAATAAACTTGGCAGAAGATGGTTTAATAAGATATTCTTCTAAATCTAAAACTTTGGCAGATTCACCATACAGAACTTTAAATAAGATTCTAATAGATTCCTCAATACCTTTTGATTGATAGAAACTTCTAATGTTCTTTAAAAAGTTACCAACATCAAGATCTGAAACAAAATCTGTATTTTCTAATCCAGGAGCAAAAGTATATTTTAGTTTTTTATAAAACTCTTGTAAAAATACAACACTTAAGTTGGTGACAGTAGAACTTGAAGTATGTGCTGCAGCATTCGTTTCTTTGAAAACAAGGTTTTGCTTATTTACTGCATCAACATAACTTGAAATACCAACTGAGTATCCCGTAACTCCACTAAATCCGCGAATACATCCAGTAAAGGTATTTGTAGTAATACCAGTATAAGTGATAATTTCATCATCAATCTTTAGTAATCCATACTCAGATGGAAAACCTTTTGTAGATGAAACAGAAATCGTGGTGTCAGATGAAGTGGCAGCACTCGATAATGTTGTTTTTCCAACAACTACTTCAGGAACTAGGTTATCGAGCTTTAAATACTGATCAAGATTTTCGGATAGATCCGCATTTCCACCTTGAAATTCTTGCGAAATATAATATTGCTTAAAAAATTCTGCTGCTTTCGGAAAATCTGAAGTTATAAACTCTGGAAGTTGACTTTCAATAATCTTGTTAACTTGTACTCTTTTGTCAAAATCAGACATATTTTATTTCCTCTCTAGTTCTCCGTTAGAATAGCTTGAAGTATAATAATCTTTAGTGAATGTAACTCCGGAAATATCCTCACCAGAAGCAATAACATCTCTAAGCATATTTATCTTACTATTGGGAATGTTGAAACTTAGATATAGATCCTTTAATCCAACAACATCATTTGATTCTGGGAATGCTTGAATCTCAATAATGTCATTATCTTTAACTGTAGATGTGATATTAATTGTATTAATAATGATTTCTCCATTTGTATAGTCTACAGTTCCAATAGATTTTAAAACTGTTTGAAGTTTTCCTTGACTATTTTTCTTTACAACTGCCAAATCACCTTTTCCACTGCCATCTAGTTTACTCTGATCTTTGGTTTTTCGAGGAACATCGGTGAAGAAAACCGTATCAGAGGATCCAGAAAGAGTAAATCCAGTGCTCTTGATATTATACCCATCAGAGTTAATGTGAAATTTATTTCCAAAACATAGTTCATATTGAACAAAAGAATTTTTAACTACTTTAAGATCTCTTCTGATTCTAACTTTTGTTATATTAGAGGTAATTGCATTATCAACTCTATCAATCAACTGAACAACCTTACTATACTTAAATCTACCACCAAACTTGTTAATATCAACACTATTGGAGTAATCTGTTAATGAAGCAATAATGGAAGATCTTAAATCATCGACATTTGAAACTTGTGCATTGTTGTAATAAACATAAGAGTCTATTTCAACATATAGAACTTTGAGATCAACAATCTCTTGTGTAATACCTGCAATCGAATAATTTTTTAACTTGTTTAAAATATTTTGTCTTTCAAACTCTGGAACATATGTACCATTTTTTGGTTTTATACTAATCTGAACCGTTCCAAACTTTGGTGGAGTTAGTTCTTCACCACCAACAACCGCAACAGTTTCTGTATCACGATAAATCTGCTTAATAATTGCCTCGTAATCTCTTGAAGTTACTGCCCTATACTGAGCAGAATACAATCTTGGTGCAAAATATTTGATAGAAGCAACAGGTTCAATATTTCCACCATTGATTGCCTTTTGAATCGTATTGATTGTAATCGATCCTGAAGGAGTGACACGAATATTTGAGGCATCAACGAAGTTACCTTGAAAATCAAAGTTAGATGGACCATTACCTCTTTCACCATCAGTGACGATATACTTAACGGTGATGACCGAATTATTTTCAAGTTCTTTTCCAAAATATCCATCACCAAACAGAAGTTCATATTTTTCATCCTGAACTTCTTGAATGAAATAAATTTCTGAATTTTTATCTAGTTTTAAAATATTATCAACTTTAAAATATTCTCTACCCAATCCACTGTCATTAACACCCTTTACATACACAACAATCGTTTCGGCATCAATATTTGGATTTTCTAAAATAAATCTTTGATCGGTTGACTTATCAATAGTCCACTGTTTTGTCAATAAAGATCCTTGATAAACATAAACTGGTGCAGAAGATGATCCAAATTTTGCGATTCCATTATTTACTGTTGTGGTGATATCTTCTGAAATCGAAAATCTATATGTAGTGTTATCATACGATCCTACGCACACCAGTCCTGCCTGTAGCGTGAGAAAAGGACTAGTGGTAGTAGTTGGAACCTCAAAGGTTATACCTGCCTTTGCGGCGGTTCTAGAGCGTGGTACGTAACCAATATTTCTTGCTAAGGAAACGACATTATCTCGAAGTGTCGCAGAATCCAAAAAGGATTCATTGACAATCATATTCGAGTTAAATGCCGTAATGTAGGTATTATAGGCAAGCGTATCGATTAAGACCGAAAAGTTAGATCCCTCAAAATCAAAATCCGTGAAATTTGAATTTGCACGGAGATAATCTTTGATTTGAGTTTTGATTTGATCGAAATCTAGATTCGTAAACTGTGTAAAAGGCATTTTATCTTGTTGCCTCTAATAAGAATGTAAATTGTTGTGTTGGGAAATCTTGACCAATAATATCAAAAACGATCGTCACTTCAAATGTATTGTCATCAGGTTTTGGTTCGACCTGAGCAGAAACATTATCAACTCTTGGTTCAAAATTATAAATGGTTGTTTCAATCTGATCCGCAATCACTGCAGCAGTACCATAATCAACAAACTCAAATAGACTTCTACGAACGTCAGATCCGAGAATTGGATCAAAGAACCTTTCCGATGGAATGGTTTCAACTAAATTTCTAACGGATCTGGCGATTGCTCTTTCATTCACCAAGACAGGCAAATCTTTTGTCACAGGATGTGGTTCAAAAGATAGACTAATATCCTTAAATGACCTGGATATTCGTTTGACTGCCATTGCTAGATAGATTTTCTTGCACTATTTATAGCTAGTGCCAGGAAGATCCATACTGTGGTTCTGTTCCATATTCCCAGTCATCATAATCATCATCATTTCGTATTTTTTCGTGCAACTCAGTTTGTTTTTTAAGATCATGACGAGGTGCAGAATCGTGCATTACCTCTTGAATTATTCTTTTTGGTTGTTCTGATTCATAATCAGTCACCAACTTTGTGGTTCCCCACATTTGTCTCATATAATTTGAATCTCTATCAACTGGTAAATTTGACATTTTAGCTCCTGTTTTAATGAATAAAACAGAACTTTTATAAAGGAGGTTGCTATCTCCCTATGTCTATTTAACGATCGACTTCACGTAATGAATATGAGTCCGAATTGAGATATTTAAGTATTTCTAGGGCAATCAATTTAGGATTTCCTTCACCACAAGTGTAGACATCAACCGCTAAACACCCATTTTCTGGCCAAGTATGGCAAGAAACGTGACTTTCTGCGAGTGCAATCACGACTGTACACCCTTGTGGAAGAAAACAATGCGAAAATGTATTCAAAATCGTCATTTTTGCACGATCTATACCCTTAATCATGACGTTCTGTAGAGATTCTACGTCATTAATCAGGTCAAACTGAACGTTATACACCTCTAGGAGTAGGTGCTTACCCATCGAGAACTGTTTCAACTCAATTTTTTAGTAAAAATTTATTTATTTCTGATTTTTTGCACGCTATCATAGTCTTTTTCTAATATTTTCTTCAAATAATCATCGTCCCATAGATCATAATAGTTTGTTTTCGCCAAAATTTGCCTCATTTTGGTCAAAAACTCAGCATTTTGATACAAAATCAAGTTATACTGACCATTATTTGTTTGAATTCCATTAATAAAACTTGGTTCATCTCTAAAATCATCAAAGAATTTGTATTTTGGATATTTCTCATTCAGTTCTTCAATCTTTTGATATCCATAATCAAGATCAAGGTCGTCTTCAACAACAAAAATAACGACACCAAACTCTTCATCAAGAGGTTGAATGTCGTTAATCGATGTTTTTATGATTTTATAGGTATTCGCTTTTGCAAAAGGACAAATCGAATGACCCTTTAGATCTGGATGAGATTGTTGAACGGATTTAATCCATTTTTCAATCTCCTTCATCCTTTACCTTGCCCTCTATACTTCTTACGAGCCCCATTGCGAGACGAAGCAGCATACTTAGTACCACCACCATCTCCCTGACGAGATTTTTTAGGAGGTCCGGGAATATAAGACGTTCTTTTATTCAGTCCACCAGTTGCTTTTGCCATTGTTTATTTCTCCAAATAAATTTCAGTTTCAAGATCTTCAGGTCTTGGAGAACCTGTCTGATAAAACTGTTCAGACAGGTCTTCCATTGTATCGAAATATTCTTCCTCTGTAAGATTTTGAAAGATCTTACGACCCTTACAGAGAATATTATACCGTTCGTTAGCCATTCAATCAGATGATTCTTGACTTCTCGTGACCAACGCGAATGCGAGGATCACACCAGATTTCAAATCCTGCTTCCTTTGCATCCAAACAGAATGATACGTCTTCTCCACACATATCTTGTACTTCACCAGATTCAAAGACCTGCATCTTTGGAGCAAACCAAGGATATTTCATTTCTGGATGTTCAAAGACACCATTCTTGATCAGAACCCAACCGAAACCAGTATAATCAACCGTAAAAGGCTTACGACGCTTTGAGATGCTTTCACCAGTTTCGTGGTTCATTACACCACCATTACCTCTGAAATCATCTTCATCCAACCAGTGTGCAACTGAGGTAGTTTGACCATCTTCGGTCATGTACCAACCAGCAGCAATGTCCTGTTCCATCAGAACCAGTTGCCAAAACTTTTCAGTATTGAATACAATATCACTATCAATCCATAGTTGCCAATCATACTTCAGTTTACCATCCCAGGGAACCTGATCAGGACCACGAA